GAATTTTGGTTTGCTGAACCAGAGGTTGCAGGACCAGTTCCAACTGAAGGTAGGTTGCTTGAAACATATACATCGAAACCATGTAGTTTTCCGACTGCTAAACCACTTTCTAGATCACCTTTATTTCGGTAATCATTGTTAAGTAATCTTGAGTCTTCGTCTGCAAGAATTTCCATGAACACTGGATCTACTACGAGCCATCTTCCGTCTTTATCAACTTGTTGTTGATCAAGAAGTCTACCCATTCTAGCAACCACCTGTAAAGGTGTGGCTGTAGCAGTTGCAACTGATGTTGCACCTGGTAGCCTAACTGCTAGGGGGATTGAATGATCCCCTGCTGAAGATGTAGTAATGTTTCCAAAACTATCTTTTCTCAGCTTCATGGAA